CCTAATTTATCAGCGATTGCAACCTGAGAAGGGCTTAATTTGATTTTTTTAGGTGAAACTTTTCCAGATGACCTAGAAGCAGGGGCTACAGGTGACCGCGAAGATGACCGCGCCTCCTGTTGGAACTTATGCGGAAACTCTTCTCGTATCCGTTTATCCAGCTCTGCATAGTAATCATCGCTTGTAGGATCAAAAAACTCTTCTTCTATAAGTTTTTTGTGTATGGAAAATGCGGTGAGAGTCATCGGCTCATCTGAACCGAACCATTCATTTTTAGAAGCCCATGCTCTAGCTTTAGGGTCTGCTTGTTGCGGTTGCTGCGGAGCTTGTTCTGGAGCTGGGGCTGCTTTGCGTTGTTCTAGTTCTGCTTTTGCAACATTCAACCGCTCTGACTCAATGGCTAATCGAGCAATCTGCTTTTGCGCTTCTATCTGAGCATCTACGTCACCAATATTAATAGCATCAGAGAGTTGTTTTTTCAAAACATCTTCTTGAGAACTCACTCTCTGGTCATACTCATTTACGTAAGACTCATCTAATTTTGAGGTGCGTGTTTTCAGCTCTTCGTTTTGTTTTTGAACAGCTTGTGCATACTCTGTTGCTGCTTGTTCTCTGCGTTCAGCTTCACGCATTTTATACGTGAGCTTTTCAATACGCTTTTTTACTTTATCACTATACCCTTCAAGGTCATCATCAGATGCCTCTTCTGTAGCTTGTGCCTCAGGTTCCTGCTCTTCTTGTTCTGGCTGTTCCTCTGGCTCAAGTTCTACTTCAACAGCATCCTCAATCTCTTCTGCCTTTTTAGCTTCGGGCATAACTCACTCCTGTTATGTATGTATAATGTCTTCGGGGTTATTTATAGTAGCCAAGATTTCATCATCGTTGAGGAGTCTAACTTCGCCCCCTTCAATTTTAAACCTACTACCTGCATAACGACCAAAAATGACCCAATCACCTTCTTTACACCAAGGCTCCGAATCACCAAATTTTTCTTTATCCTGATAAGCCAATGGCCCGACTTTAACCACATAGCCGCATACTGTGGCTAATGCTTCTCTATCTACAGCAGCATCAGGGATATATATGCCACCAGCCGTTTTCCCTTTACCACGATAAGGCAGTATTAGAATACGCCAACCAGAAGGCTCTGGAAGTTTTTCTTTTGCTGACAGATTATCTGGAGAAGTTTCTTTTTTGCTAGATTGTTGTGCGGCTTTAGCGTACCGCTCTGGGACAAGTAATGTCTTACTCATGTTGCATCCTTTTTAGCAGGAGTTCTAATTCCTGTTGTATATAAGCAAGCTCTGCAAGCCTAGCTCGCAGTTCCTTGAATGCGGTGAAATCTTCTACCTGACCTTCTACGATTTGTTCAGATATTTGATCTTGCCGTTCGTGTAGTATACTAAGGAGTTTTTCGTGAATGTAAAGGTCTGACATCTATGCTTTACGTACTTTTTTACGTTTCTTCACAGTTTTTGCAGCGTTTCTAAAATCTGCCGCACTGGGTGCTCCTTTTTCTCCAGGTTTCCTCATACGTTTACCGCTGGCTCTCCTCTTTGCGATGTTTCTATATAAACTCATTTTGTCAGCCCTTTCGTTTTCTCATATGTTCGTAAACCACCTAAACCCAACATTCCCATCAGCACAGTCAACAGACTATTCATATCAAACTCAGGAAGTTGGTCTGCACTCAATGGTAAAGATGGAAACGTCATCATCGCAAAAACTATGATTGGATATAGTATAAAATGATAAGCTAAAGCTACACCACACGTCCAACCTATAAAAGGTCGCCATCCTGCAACAAATATACTTCTGTGTTGAGCTTCTGCTTTATTCACTTCCACCTGTGCCATAGAAGCTTCATGAGCGTGTTTCTCAGCCATAGTAGCTATCTCATGCGCTAACTTAGCTTTTTGATCTTTATCTTCAACAAACTTATCTAGCAGCCCAGTCACAGGGCCGATTAGTGCTTGTATCATCTGTCGTATATCCTCACTTTATTTGGGTCTACAGTGCGTGGGACACAATAAGCTGTCACACGGTCTTTTGGGTCAAGATACGATTGATACTGGTAATTACCGTATCTTTTGGTTATTTGGCTGGCATACCAATTACAATCTGTTATTGATCTCCAATACATTGTTCCAGACTCGAGTTTACGGAACTCGCCTGTGCCTAGATACACAAGTAACAAAAACACATCCACGGTCATAATTATTCGCCTTTGTGTTCATGTCCCATCCATATTCCAAAAACACCTGTCATTACGCCCATCACAACTGATACAAATGCAGATTGTGATGCAGTAGGGTTAGGTAATGACATAAACCACTCAGCACAACGCCATGACATAGCTGTGCTTACTAACATCATAAATCGCGGTAGAACTTTCCATTTTAAGAATTGTTCTACCGTAATCATTAAAATACGCCTTTAAACTTCGTGCCTTTGGTTGCAGCTCCTCCACCACGAGACCGCCCTTTGTTAGACATCTCACCTGTTGGCGGTGACCCACCAAAACGACGTTTTACATTCGGGAACTCAAGATCCAACATGGATTCTATCTCCCGTACTTTATCATCGTCGTCTGCCTCACGGGCATCATTCAATTGATCTAGCAAGGCATTAAACCTTTGATCACCGCCTCTGCCTTTCATTTCTGCCATAATATTCTCCTTTAAAGTTCTTGGAATGGTCTACCAGATAAAAGGTTTTCTAACGCGATTTTACGCGGAGATAGTGTCTGAAAAGCATTAGGCACCCCCGTGAGATCTGATTTAAATTTGTTTATATCTTGTTGCAATAGTCTATTTTGTGTTCTTTGTTCTTCTAACATTTCTTTTATAACTCTTTCATCCAAAGCATCTTGCAAAGTTTCAGATCCCCGTAAAGGATCGGCAAAACCACCCAAATTTTGTGGCAACAAATCTATAGGAGAAGTTAACATCGTGCCTTCTTCAAAGATTGGCTGTTCAAGAGGTTGAGTGTAGACTCCAACATCGCCTTGTGTTTCTAAGTAATCCTCAATCCTAGCTTGATTAATTAGTTCACCTATATCCCCACGGCTTCTATCCATGCGAGCGTTAAATTCAGCGTCAGTTTCTGTAGCGGGATTAGGGGGAGTATCTGTAACTCTCCCAGCTACAGTGGTAAATCCAGACCCACTTATAGATCCAGGAGTAACAATCCCTGCAGGAGGAGCATCATCTGGACGCCCTGTGTAGGTATCATCGACGTTGAGATACTTTTCAGTTATTGTGTCCATACCACTTGTAATACCACCTGTATCGGCCGGACGAAAATTCATCTTTCCCAATATAACATTTGCTAAAGAGGCTAAACCCGATACAGCTTTAGGAGCTCCTGCCAAAGCTGGCACACTAGTTAATGCGCCCAAAGGAGTGTTTCGTCCTGGGACGACCATATCAATAACATTTTGACCGAAAGTTTGTTGCGGATCATACCCAATGGCAGAAAGTGCGGTATCAGCAAAACTCGGTGGATCAATACCAAACTCTTCTCTACCACCAAACGCACCAGATAAAATACCTTGTGCCATTTGGTTTTGATAAGTATCACCGCCTACATTAACGCCACTGGCGATATCTCTATTGATTTGATCTACTAGGGCATCTAGGCCACTTACTGTATTACCCTCGGTAACACTTCCAGGACCATCTTGTCTCCCTACTGAAGGAGAGGTGCTTATATTATCAGATGGTTTATCATCGGTAAAACCACTAAAACCGCCACCTCTACCAGAAGGGTCATTAGCTCTTGCTGATTCCCTCTCCCCTTCAAAACCACGTGGCATTATTGGCCCCTATTCTGGTTTTGTTGGCGTTGGATAGCTATTTGTGCTCGCATATTAGCTATATCCTCTGTAGAAGATATACGTTCCCTAGCTATGTCAGCTTGTTGCTGCGCCCTCTGTTTATCAAACTCGAGCTCCATTTGATCTTGTCTAGCATCTTGCATTTGTTCTTGTTGACGTAGTTGCAGTTCTTGCTGCTTTAAACCTACGAGTGGGTCTTGCTGCTGGCCCATAACTTGCGCTTCTTGTTGCAGATAAGTAGTAATCAATTGTGATTCTACCTCTGCAACACGTTGCTCCATCATCTCAGGTGGCATCATCTGTCCAGCTTGTTGCTGTGCCATCATTTCTTCTTGGACAGCTAATTGTGCCATCATAGTCAAATGTTCAAAAATATGGGTTTGCAAAATCTGCATAGCCGCAGCATTACCTTTAATAGTAACACTCTGCATATAAGCCAGATGTGATTGTATATGCGCTTCATGGTTCTGCTGGGGAAAGGCTTTTAACTGTTGTTTACCTGCAAGAGCTAATTGTATTCTACCGTTTTCCTGCAATGGCCCCATAGGTTGTGGTGGTGTAGGTGGTGGTAATATCTGTTCAATATTATCTACACCTAATGCACTATACATCCTGCGGAATGCTTCATACTGATTATGCATTTGTGGATTAGCTTGCGCTAATTTCAATTGCTCGCCAGCTAAACTCACTCTTTGTGACATACTAAAAATATTAGGATTAGCGACAGGTATAATATCAATGCGCTGGTCAAAATCAGATTGTTTCAGTCCAGGCTGCGCCCCTTGCACATTATATTGATAATCCATACCATCTGTGCCAATTAATTCAGCAAGTAATTTAAATTCTTGCTTCATGGCATTATAGAGACGTTTATGCACCGCAGACATAATACGGCTACCACGCTCCATGAGGGCTACGGTAGTTCCTACAGGCATCTCAGTATTTTGTATATTACCTGTGCCAATATCTGTCGTGCCGACAAACTTTTGGGCTGCTTGTACAACAAACCCTAATAGTTGGAAGAGTGTAGAGCTTGGTTCTTTATACGGAAGCGGTAGTAGAGAGCTACGTAACTCTGTACCTACAACATCAACATCTCTCCATTCTCCTGGTTGGAGTGGTTGGTCATCATCTCGTATACGTAATCCTCTGGCTTTAAATCCTGCTGGCATATTTGCTAATGTACCAGCATCAATTAACTGTCTAAGGTTAGCTGTAGCCGTGCGTGACAGGTTGCCTAATAGGTGTATGAGGCCATTACCGTAAAAACCTAATCCAGGAGTAAACATATAATGGATAAAATACTGTTTTTTGCGTTTTAACAGGTCATTTGGCGCATAATTACGGTAAATTGATAAAACTTCGCCAGAATCTGTCGCAACAGTCACGATATATGGTAATTTAACCCCTGTTTCTTCGCCATCTGCCCCAACATCCGGAAAATCTGACAAATCTAGGTAACAATGGCACTCTAAAAGTGTAATTTCTTCGCTATCGCCATAATCTTCCATGCCCGATAGCTCTTGTTTTGCTTCTTCTAACTCATTTGTATCATAATCTCCAGGATATATCTCTATATCACGGTAAAAACCTGTAACTTGAGCTTTACGTAGCTCATTTGGCGTCATTTTTATGATATGAGTAACACGTTCACAGCTCGCAAGGTCCGTTGCATTGTACGGAACTAGCAAATCTTCGGCTTGTACAAATTTACTTACCTGCCTACCCAGCATCGGGTCCGCATAAACTTTCTTAAATGCACTACCACATAGGCCAAGGTAGTATAACATCTGGTCAAACTCAGAATCATACTCCTCCATCACGTGCATTACTTGGTAATTCATCTCATTTTTGATACGGTCAGCCTGTTTTTCTAATTCAGGTGTCGTATCACCCAAGACTTGTGTCCGCACTGGACCACTCGGGGGCAATAATTCTTTATACGCTTGTGCTTGGAACTGGCTTACCGCTTCATTTAACATCGGGTGTATAACACCTGTGGCACCAGCAAAAGGTTCTGTACGATTTTCATACTTTATACCAAGTAAATCTAACCCTTTTGTATAAGCAGATAGCCAATCTTTACGTGAACTTTTATCTTCTTCTGTTTTTTCAAGTACCATACTGGATATACCAGTAAGTTCATCTTGATTTATAAACTCAGCAAGGTTATCCATAAATTGTGCTTCACCAGCATCAGCACTTTCTGGCATACCAAATTCTACAGAACCATCTTCATTGGTCTGCATCTCCATACCCTCAAAACTTGGGGTATCTGCTTGTGTGGGTAATTCAACTTCTAATGGGTCATCGGGTAGTTTTTGGCCGACAAGAGTAAATTCGCGTTCTATATTATTAAAAGCATTTTTGGGTTCAGCCACGTTTACCTCCCTGTATGAGACGAAGGGTAGGCCGTGGGCGAAGAGCTTTTTGCATCTCTTCAAGTTTACGTTTTAGATACTCAACTCTATCCGTAATAGTTTGCAACTCTTGGGGGACCGTCCACATAATCGTTAAAATCCTCTGGGTGCTGTATAAACCCACCTTCGCGGAAACGTCGGAGAGCCTGTGTTACTGTATCAACAAAATCATCATTCTCACCAACAGGGAAAGAAGCACACTCCTCTATAACTTCTTCTGCCCATCTTGTATCAGGAGCCCATACTAAACCACTTTCTAGGATAGGCGCAATGGAGTTTACTCGGGTGAATTTATCATTACCTCTACTCGGGGCATAATTCTGCACTGGTATACCCATACTGCGTAATTCTTGCGTTAGAGGCATACCACTCGCTTTTGCTTCAATAATCACACACTCTGGTTCCCAGTACTCATATTCTTCTTTTGCGATACGTTTTAGCTCTGGAAAATCCCAACGGCCTCGCCGCGCATCACATAAAATAATATGCGGTAATTCACCTTCCACAGGATAAAATACACCCCAAGTGGTTATTGCACTATAATCAGCATTCTCTTTTTTACTAAAAGCAGTATCATAAGATTGCATAACATAACTTAATGTGGGGATATCTTCTTTCTCCCACTTCTGCCACCACTCACGTTTTAATATAGCTGTAGTTTCACTCGTCGGGTTTTGCTGCCATTGGGCTTCCCATTTACCTACCGACAATGAAGCTTTTACTTTTAACAGTTCATCTTTCTTCCAAAACTCAGGCCATAATACTTTATCATCATCAATTAATGCTGGGAACTCTACTACTTCCCATTGGTCCGCAAGTACATCCCGCGCCTGTTGTTTTAATAATTTACCTGTAAGATCTATCTCAGACCAACGCGTCATCACAATTACAATCGCCCCTCCTGGCTGTAAACGCTGACGTGGGCCACTGGTATACCACTCATAAGCATTCTCTAATGCTGCGGGAGACATCGCATCTTGTTCTGAGTGGGGGTCATCAATAATCATTAAATCCGCACCACGGCCTGTAATCGCTCCCCCTACACCAGCCGCAAAATATTCACCGCCAGCATGGGTCTCCCATCTACCTGCGGCACTACTATCTTGGCGTAATTTTACTTCGGGAAAGATCAGAGAGTAATCGGTACTATTCATAAGGTTACGTACCTTACGACCAAACCGCACCGCTAACTCACCTGTATGGGTTGCTTGGATTATCTTTAATTTAGGGTTTAAACCCATCAAATAACTTGGCAATAAATAACTGGCAAATTCTGACTTAGTATGTCGCGGTGGCATATTCACAATCAACCGCTTTATTTTACCATTGGCTAAATCATTAAATTTCTTAGCCATTATCTTATGGTGTCTACCCTCAATAAACTCAGGCCATACTGTTTTGCAGTAGGCCATAAAATCATTCTTCGCGCGATCACTGGAATAGTGTTGCTTTTGCTTTTCAAGCAGACGGGCATACTGCTTCAATACTTCTTCGGGTACTGTCTCTGGCGCACTGGTCATATTATTCTAATAATATAAAAATTTTCGCGGCGCAAGACTCTCC